CGTTTAGTTATGGTTGCTGACAAAAATGAAGCTATTTGGTGGTCTATCCCTATTCTGATTACATCTCTGTATCATATGCTCGCGTTCTTGCGTACTTTTAACACGCAGAAACGCGAATTTCCCCTTCTTTCTAGGGAATTAGAACGGTAGAGCGAAGACACCACACGCTCCACAGTTCTCTTGTTCATATGCAAAGACTCTGCAATATAGCCATCACTCCCGAAGTAGCCTTCTGGGAATGACGCGATGAAAGCTAATACCATCCGCTCGGCGTGAGATAGGTCTTGCCGCTCAAGGATGTCTGAGTGAATCCAGAGGCCGTTCATGGGTGTGGATCGTCAAGAAGTGGATCGCGGCGACCATGCAGCAACTCGTGCTGATGGTCGAGGAACTGAAGAAGTTCCCGGCGGCGGCGCATGATCGTTTCGTAATCATCTTGATTCACGAAACAATAACGATTCACTGCGTACTCAGAAAGCTCGAACACAATAGTGCGAGCGTCTTCGATGTTAAGGCTCATGTTTCTTTCTTTGTTGGCAACAGGACAACCACCTAAGCCCCCGCATGGGAGCCACTTGCACCCGTGTGCTTGTCCGATAGGACGGCGGTCTTTCCCTGTTAGCCCTGAACGTGTTTCACTTTCCAAATACCATCCACAGGGTCAAGAAAAATCTTGCCCGAAATCATTTCATTGGCGCAACGGTTGAGGGTCGCGGTGCTGATGCCTGCTCGCTCGCCGTAGCTCTTGCGCCCGACGTAGCCCTCACTTGCGGCGCGAGCTAGTGCGTATTCATGGACTACAGCACAAGCCTCCTGCGTGATGCGCGGCATTCCTTCGCGCCATTTGTCGCGCCTCATCATGCCCTTGCCGAAGCCGCTACTGATACGGGTTCGCGTGAAAATGGGGGCTCGGATTCGTTTGTCTGCTGAAGCGTTTAGCTTCGCTTCGTCGCGCTCCATCTGTTCAACGCGCTCGCGCATACGTTCCATGAATCTGACGCAGGAGGATATTTGTGATGACATATGTTTCGCCGCAGACTCATGCACAGCCTAAACCGAAAAACAATCCCCAAAAAATTCCTTATGCCTATATAGGGCTAAATTCCAAAATTTGGCATCTGGTTTCAAAACGAAAAGTTTTTGCAGAAAAGTGCCTTATGCCTATATAGGCGTAATTGTGAAATTTCATTGACCTACGGCAACGCGCATGAGCCGCTTGAAAAACGGCCGGGTCGGTCGGCTCCAGATTTCGCCATGCATTTGCTTTGCAACAGAACGCATTCAGCCCTATCGATTTTATCGCAAGTTGACTGTGCCCATGCCCTAATCGGCTGATGTCCTACTGAGTCCGTAGGGCATAAAAAAGCCCCGGATCGCTCCGGGGCTTGCTTTATCTCCTGCGCCTTCGTTTCGGCCGCCTAGGCTGGGCTTTGTCCCCTAGTCCGGATAACCACCGGATAACGGCTAGTATTACGTCGGGGCTCATTTGCGGAAGTCGTATGCGTAATAAGCAACGGCGGCTAGCTCTTCTGAAACGCGGTAGAGGTCGCGCAATTGCGAACGCATCATCTCCCGAGCTTCCTCAAATGCTTCCGGGCCTTGCGGATAATAGTCTCGAGCGTGAAACTCTACTTCTCGCAAGGCTTGAATCGCATTCTCCGCGGCAACGTGCGCGGCTTTGTAAGTTTCAAAGAGTCGCTCCGGGGTTGTCCCGTTCGGGTGAATGGAGGGTAGTTTCATGGGTTCACGGACAGAACAAATCCCGAAACGTCGCGCTTGGCCGCACCTTTAGCCTTCAACCCCACTACGCAACGCTTAGGGTCCAAAAACCGAAGGTCGCTCATGTCGCCATTGACAACCGGAGAGCCGTGCCAAGTGTGCGGTAAGTCGCCGGAAAAAACGGCGGCGACATTCCCTCCCGCTTCTAAGACGCTTAACGCGTCCCGCTCATTGCATTCCGAACGGCTGAATGTCAGATGATAGTTTGGCGGGAGTTCTCCAGCGGCGAAGCGCAACGCACGGCGCACGTTCTTAGTGTAGTCATAAAACCGAACGTCGGGGAAACGTTGCATGATTTGCAAGCCCTCCCATGGGATGTCAGAAGTGCCGTTTAAACGAACGCAAGGCGTGACTCCGTCACTCCCGCAATCGGCAATGAAAGCTGTGATTTCTGCGAGAAGTTGCGAACGGAAGCCCGCCGGATCATCGAAGAAGAAACGCGCCTTACTGATCCGCGAGTTTTGGACATTCGAGAATGCCCCGCGTCCCGCCGTATAAAGGCAAGCTGCAAGGCATCCCGACGAAGCGTTGGGGCAAAGGTTGCCCCGTCCCGCCACTTTAGCCGGGGCTAGGTAGAGAATAGCCGTCCGCCAACCATACGCTTCCCCTTTGCTTGTCTTAGCGTCACTTCCTACGGAAAGGAGTTTCATTTGACCGCCTCCCGCAACTCGGCCTTTACGCGCCGCGCTACGTCACCGCGCCACGTCCCTGCATTATTTAGGAAATAGAGAATAATGGTCCGGGCATCATCATAATAAAACGAATCTCGAACGGTGTTCAAATGGTCCATTGCCTCCAAGTACGGACGGGCCGCAACGTGCACGGGTTGCCAATTGCGGCGGATTTCTGACGCGATTTCGAATATCTGTCGGCTCATTTTTTTTGTGTTTTTTTGGGTTTTGGTTTCACCGCCCAACTGAGGCGGAAATTGTGGAGTGCGCTTTCCGCACCTTTTGCCAATAACGGTCCGTTGCGCGTTTGTTTCGCGGTCCATTAGGTCCGCCATTCCAAATCCGGGCACGAACCTCATCGGTGACGGGAACCCCGTATCTCCTGCCGTAGTGGTCGGTGACGATGCGGAAAATCTCTGCCGACTTCGTTAAATCGTTCCGGTCCGCAAGGGTGTAACGTGTGCCAGCAATGCGGTTGGCGTCCCGCACGGTCACGGCCCAAATTTGAGCAGGACCGACAGCGCGGCCGCCGTCACCGAGGGCGTTGAGGTTGCCGCCGGATTCAACGGAGACGATGGCGGAGAACAGGAGAGCAAGAGCAGTTGTCATGTGTGTGTGTGTGTTGGGGTGAAAGTCAGCGAGCGGCTTGCGCGGCCCGGATCGCGACGAGCTTGCCAGCGAGCACAGCTTCCTTGCGCAACGCAGCGAGCACTTCGGCATGAGCTAGCGAGACAATCAAATCACGGCGCACGGAGATGCGGCGAATGCCGCGAGCCTCGGCCGCCGAGAAGACACGCTGCGAGAGATGGTGACGGAAGGTAGAGGCCAAGTCGGCCAACGTCGTCAGCGTGTTGTCATAGTCGCGTTGCAGCGCATCCAAATAGGACGCAGCGAGCGAGCGAGCGGCGCGTTCGTGGCAAGATAGGACGTCGGGTGAGAGCTTCGATGTGTTCATGTGTGTTGCTGTCTGTCCCCTAAAGTGAGCGGCCCACCTCTAGAGGTCAATACGCAATCACGCGAAATCCGCACACCCGATTCATCCCCTACTAGCTAAGAGAGAGAGAGAGAGAGAGAGGAAAGGAGAGAGGGAAGGATAGGAAGCCACCCGCTCATCTAATAGAGAAGGAACCACTCCACCCGATTGCCGGCGGATCGCGTGGAGCAGACAGACAGACACCGCCACGCCGTGGAATGCATCCCCTCCCCCTAGGCAAAAACCATTGCAACGCGACCCTATTGCCAGCAATCGCCTCGGCTGTCCGTTGCCAGCACCTTGCCATGCAGCACACTTGCGCGAGACAGGCGTTTGCGAGGCATTCCGTTTGCGCAACCTAGTGTCCTACCAATGCAATGCTATTGCTTTGCAATAGGGGGGGGAGGGGGTCGCGTGTGTGTTAGTGTGTGAACTTGGAATTGGTCAACAAGCCAACTTTAAAAAATTTGCAAATGGGGGCCACCGTACTAAGCAAGTGGTAGGGGTAGGTGCAATGTGGTGGGTAGACAAGGTGTGACAGAATGTCTCACTTAGGGATGGTTGGTTTTTTAAAAAATCTTGCAAATAGGCACTTGACATACCAATATGAGTCTCTGTATGGAGTTTGCATGAGCAAGAAGAAGGCAATTGTGAAGAGCGTGGAGGAGGCGCAAGCTACGCTTAATCACAGGTACATAGAGAAGAGGAAGCCCAAGGAGGCTGCTCTAGCCTTGGATATGCTGGCTAATGGGGAGACGTATGCGAAGGTGATGTCTACTACGGGTATAGGGTTTGTGGCACTATCGGCTTTGAGGGCGCGGCATGAGCGTGCTTTGGAGGTGAGGCGCAAGGAGCTTGCGTTAGATGGCTTTGAGATGGCGGAGAGGATGCGGGCGTTGGTGGCGAAGAAGACGGAGATGTTGATGGAGGATGATGAGGCGTTGATGAAGACGCCGCTTAAAGACTTAACGCTAAGCTATGGCATTAGTGTGGACAAGGGCTTGCAGGCTCTTGGGGAGCAGAAGGTGGTGGTGGAGCATAGGACGGGGAAGCCGTCGCTTGCTGATGCTATGAAGGCTATTGAGGAGGCTAGGGCGGCTTTACGGAATGACACCATTACAGTACTCACAACCCCTGTTGAGCGAGTGGGACCAGAAGTTGAAGTGGACGGCGACGATGACGAAGGAGGGGACGATAGAGTGGTGGAGTCCCGAGATCAGGGTTAAGGTGGTGTACTTTCCCGCGCTTTATGAAGATTACATACCAGAAAAACCCTACTAGTTCAGTTGGAATTATGTTTGGGAAGATGTATGTAAAATCTTCATGGACAAATGTTTCTACCGGAAAGCGCCATGTTAGTCTCTACTGGTATTGGGCTTTGAGCATTGGTCTTTTCCGTGGCTTGCTTATGATTAGTGGAAAGCATAGAGCCGTATGTCGTTAGTCTGGAAGCAGCACCCGATACTTAAGCCTCCTACGATGGAGGAGATGGCGCGGATGGACCCTAAGCAGTTGGTTCAACTGTGGGAGCTATACCATGAGGCCATTGAGAACGCTGAGCGTGATCCCTATCGGTATGGGTTTAAGCTAGCGAATTGGATGGAGGCGGAAGAACTACTGTCTAAGAAGAATGAGATTCTTGTAAGTGGTGGTAATCGTTCGTCCAAAACGAGTTGGGCTGCTCATGCGGTGGTGAAGGCAGCGATTGAGAACGAGGGGTCCGTTATAATGTGCTTCGCCCAAAATGCTGACGTTTCCATCAGACAGCAGCAGTCCGCGATCTACGATGCGCTTCCCGAGGAGCTTAAGCGCAAAACTCTTGGTACTGAGGAGAATGTCTCCTACACGCGAAAGAATGGCTTTAGCAAGTCGAGCCTCATCCTGCCGGGGAGCAAGAGCCACATCATATTCAAGACCTACTCCCAGTTCTTAAATAACGACACCATCCTTGAGGGTGCGGAGTTGGGTAGCCGTATCTGGAAGTGGATCAATGTTGGTGCGTGGTGCGACGAGTACCTGATTGGCCCTGAGTTGTTGAACACGTTGCGCTTCCGTCTGGCTACACGCAATGCCAAGATGATTGTGACGTTTACCCCTATTGATGGGTATACGGAAGTGGTTCGCGACTATCTAGAGGGTGCGCGGACGCTTTCCTATAAGGAAGCCGAGCTACTCAACCATCGGAAGGTTCCGTTCCTGCAAGAGAGCAAGAACCGGAATGCGGGCATCATCTACTTCCACTCCCGCGACAATCCTTTCGGCGGATATGAGCGTATTGCCGAGGATTTGAAGAACCGTCCTGAGGACGAGATTCTATGCCGTGCCTACGGCGTTCCGACGAAGAGCAAGAGTACCCAGTTCCCCAACTTCTCGGTAGAGGTGAACGTCGTTAAGCATGAGTCCATTCCCACCAAGGGACTCACGCGCTACATGATCCTCGATCCGGCAGGACGAAAGAACTGGTTCATGGCTTGGATCGGCGTTGATGAGGCCGGTACGTTTTGGGTCTATAGAGAATGGCCCGATGTAAACGTGGGAGATTGGGCTAAATGGCATGGCGGCAAGTGGATTGGTGGAGAAGGGTCCAAGGGGTTGGGTTATGGCATCAGGGACTATGTGGAGCTTATCGGCAATATGGAAGAAGGGGAAACCATCTTTGAGCGGCTGATTGACCCTCGGCTTGGTGCGGCCAAGTACCAGACGCAGAATGGGGCTTCGTCCATCATAGAGGATCTGGCTGATGCTGGGCTTACCTTTGTCCCGGCTCCCGGTTTGGACATTGAGGACGGGCTACAGGCGTTGCAGACCAAGATGGCCTACAATCGCAGGGTGCCCATGGATAGCGTCAACCGCCCACACTTCTACATTTCTGATCGGTGCCAAAACATTATTGCCGCGCTACAGGAGTACACGGCGGATGGTGGCCCAGATGAGGCACACAAGGATCCTATCGACGTGCTGCGGTATGCCGCGATTGATGGCATCCGCTACGTTGACGACAAAGCATTTAACAAGTCTCGAAGAACTACAGGAGGATACTAATGGAACCTATCAATACCCCCATCATTGCTTTGGCCGACAAGCTGGGCAAGACCGTCAACGATTTGTTGGCTATTAAGAACACGAAGCTGACCAAGGGCCAGCATTACACAGGCTATGGCAAGAACACCTACTTTACCCCCGAGGGTGTGGCCGAGGTAGAGCTTGCGCTAGAAGTGCCGCTGGCTGTGCCTAACAAGCTGAACGGTGTGGTGTTGCATCCGGCGCGTAACCCCGACTGGGTGATGGTGAAGCTAGAGCATAAGGACGGGAAGATCCCGGTGAAGATCGGGCGGAAATACCGTGGTAAACTTATCGGCAAGCGCATCGTCATTGATGCAATCACAGACGCAAGCGGATCAACTACTTACCGTCATGCAGAACTCCGAGGATGACCCAACATCTAATCGCGAGTGGCTGAATGAACAAGTGGATCGTCTGCTTGGGTTTGAGATATTGCATCGAACCCTACACGCCCAGTATCAACCAATCGAACCAACTGCCCTCTCCGACAAAACCGGACTAGACCGTAATGCGGCTAAGCGGATT